CAGTCATTCGAAATCCTCCAAAGGTGGGTTACAATCTTGACAAATCCAACCCGTGATCTCTCCAGTCATTCTATTGTGTATTGAAAGGGTACAACATGACGGACAATAGATGTATTTCTCCATTTTACCTCCTCCTAATCTGTAATTTGTCTTGTCCTACAACCCCGCTTAACTCCTGAATGAAGTCATTGACTGTATGATCAATTAAAACAACGTGGTCAGTAGTGGGAAGGGAGGCCAATCCGCTAATCCATGCGTCAACTTCTGGGTCGCATTCACAACCAACCATTATTTTAGGTGCGCGATCATCTCCGATAACCATTCCCATCCATTTAGCAGACCGGCAACTATCACACACATCATGCTCGAAAACTACAACTTGGGAGATCAATCAAACCACCCATCATCTTCCGGATGCCTTTCCGACCCCTCTAACCGTCTATTTAGGGCGTCAAATGCCCTTTCCATGCGTATAACCCGATGCTCTATGTCCACAACGGCCCTATTTAGATCGTCAATATGCCCCTTTAGCATATCATTCACCACTTTCACTATTAGTTTCATGTCAGTTTTACTTAATTCTGGCATGATCTATGCGACTCGATGGTATAATAAAAGAATTTTCTATAATATTATGCCAAAATGAGGTAAGCAATGCGGATCGCGAAGCGATTTGCGGCGCTTTACCTCAGTAAATCGTACTTTGTCGGTATACCGTCCGCTGAGTATGCTAATGCTTGCGTAGCGTGACCGACATATCAAGATAGCCCCCCCTCAAGGGGCCCCACTCCGGGACCCCTCGGGGGGGATCGAGTAATGTAGTGCCGAAAACCAGAATCCTGGCCTACCGGTTTCCGAACATATATATCCCGTCTATTACCGGAATGCGGAATATGGCGAAGACACCATTTCTCCTAAAACAAAAAATTAACTTAGGCCATAGCGATGTAACAACTCAAGTTGAAATTGACCTTGGCTCATATACCAACTTGGGATCAAGTAAACCAGAAGTGTTGAGAATTCACCGTGCGCACGTGTATGTCCAAGACGACGCCAAAGATTTCCCGGACATTGTAGCAGATGCTAACGCATCTCTTTCCTATCAGGTTACAACTCAATCTAATGGTACGGCTCAAGTATACGCAGATGACGATTCTTTCTTGTTTGGTGGGATCGCATCATACCGAAACTCTGATTCTGCTGGAGAGAGGCCACCTTCCCAAGGTGTCGAGGAATTGATCTCACCACAAGACTACGTTAACGGCATAGTCGTGGCCGTTCCAACGCTATTTCTAACGGGTAACGCTGATGCTAATTGGGGGGATGACGTACACCTAACCGTGATCATGGAATGCACAACCGAATCTATGAGTAAGTCAAACGCTGTGGCATTAGCAATCTCCCAACAGTAAGGTGGGAGCATGGCGGATGATTGTCCAACGTGTAGGGCCGTTGAAGCTTTATTGATCGGAAGCCGTAGGGTGCCAAAGCCAGTTGCTAAGAAAATTGCTCGTTCTGGCGTAACACGCAGGGCAGACAAAGCGATCAGAAGAACCAAAGCGGTAAGAAAAGCATCTGAGTACCAAAAGAAATTGAGCAAGCACTTGAAGCATGAAAGAGAGAAAGCCACGAAAAAAAATGGAGACTTCAAGAAAGGTCATAGCATGAAAACAGTAATGGCAAGGGCTCACAAATGCGTTAAGAAGGAGTTGAGAAAATGAAGAGAGATAGAAAAGGCGATTTGGTGCTAATGGGCCAGATCAACGGTAATACAAAGAAGAGATTTCAATTGTTTGATGGCAAGTTTACTACTGGTTACAGAGTGGTTGATTTCAAGATACAGGATCATGCAAGCACAGGATCATATGAGCAATCCGCATTATTGTCAACTACTGAGAAGGCTGTAACCCTATTTTGGGATTGGGCCGACATAGAACAAATAGGGTGGGCAGGTTTTCAGGCACCAAACAAAGAAACACAGGCAAGTGAGATCCTAATGATCCGGCCCGGAAATATGATTATTCAGGATCTGTATTTGTCAATCTATTCCACAATGGATAACAGATTTATCAACTACTATATCGAGTTAGAGAAGTACACTTTCGAGGCCTATGATGGAGCAACATACATGATTAGAAACACCTCTCAAGGTTGAGATCATGACTTCAAGCGATGAAATCCCCCCGAAGGACCATCCGATCTGGAAAATTATACTTTACAGCCTTGCTCTTTTGGCTGTTCTCTATGGCGCTTCTGATCCTTCCGTATTGGTTGGACTAATTTGACGCCCAAAGAAGCGTTTAATTCTTGAAAAAATGCTCCTTTCGGATTTTAATTCTCGAATCTCATCATGACATTCTCTGATCACTCTTTGTAATCCCTCGATGTTCTTGTACAGTTGTTTGATTTCTTCAAATTGATCGGTCAAATAGTAAGCTCGAACCGCCTGTGAAACAGTTTTGCTTCGAGATGACGCATAATGCCGCTTCGCCCACGGGTTAGGCCTCTTCCTACCATCGGGTAATGAGTCAAGAAATCGGACTACATCTGGATCAAGAGCATAACTCCGAGGTGTACCAGTCATTCGAAATCCTCCAAAGGTGGGTTACAATCTTGACAAATCCAACCCGTGATCTCTCCAGTCATTCTATTGTGTATTGAAAGGGTACAACATGACGGACAATAGATGTATTTCTCCATTTTACCTCCTCCTAATCTGTA